ATGCATTTAAAAATGGATTCCTTAAAGAAGGTGTTAGTAATAAGTATTTCCTTGAAAATTTCTTAAATAACACAGCTTTGGGTGAAAAACTTAAAGCAAATTATACGTTATTTGTTAAATATCGCACTGGTGGTGGAAGTAATTCAAATGTTGGTGCTGCTGTACTAATTCAACTCGGTAACTATACACTAACATGTAATGGTTCACGTCAGGATTGGAAACAGAATGTCGTGAGAAGTCTAAAAACTAATAATCCAATTCCAGCAATTGGTGGTAATAATGGACTAAGTGTTGAGCAAATAAGACAATTGATTAAATATAATTTCAGTGGTCAACAAAGAGATGTCACACTTACAGATTATTTATTGCAGATTTATAAGATGCCCGGGAAGTTCGGTTCAGCCTTTCGTGCCAATGCATTTAAAAAAAATAACAAGATAGTTATATCTATTCTTGATATTGCAGCAAATGGGAAGCTATCGAATTCAAGTAATACCTTATTAAAGGAAAATATTACTGAATATCTTAGCCAGTATAGGATGGTAAATGATTATGTTGAGGTGAAGGACGGTAAAATATTTAATTTGGGATTTGACATAGATGTATATGTGGAAAACATTGCGGATAACCAGATTGCAAACAGTATTATAACACTTATCAGAGACTATTTCAACGTCAATGACTATGAAATGAATCAAGACGTGTTTCTCGGTAGATTGCAGAAACAAATACTTGATGCGAATGGTGTCATAAACGTTATCAGTATCAAAGTATATAATAAAGTCGGTGGACAATACTCAAGCAACACAATTTCTCAAGCAATTACCAATACAGCAACAGGTGAAATAACTATCATTAATAATACTATATATTCGGTAGAGGATTCGATGTTCGAAATCAAGTATCCAGAAAAGGATATTAGAGTATTTTTGAGAAAGAAAATTGTGTAATGGAAATATTGAAAAAAACCATATTACAAATACTTACAACTGGAACTACATCAGGTGGAACAATTATTATTCCCAACACTGGTGTTACATATAATTTTAAGGTGGGTTTGGTTTCTGTGGTTAAAGATATTGGGTTTTTTGATGCGTTTGTTGACGATGGGCATCCGTACACACCCGTTTATTGGTATGGTAACTCACAACCTATTGGTTTAAGTAACTTATTGCTATGAGGATAATACAGTCATTTGCGGAATTTGATGAAGGTAGTTTTTATTTAAAAGACAACGGTGAGAAGAAATTTTTGAATTTTTATTCTTTTTTATTGAGTTGTTTAACACTACAGAAATACTATGGAAACATCACCATGTATTGTAATCAAAAAGCATATGATTCTTTTATAAGATATATCCCATATGATAATATTGAGATTGTTGAAAACAATAACACGTTTGAATATTGGAGCTATTATAAAATCGATATCATGAAAAAAATGACTGAGAAATTTATACATGTTGATTCGGATGTGTTTATTTTCGATGATTTGTTTTCAGAATTTATGACAACAGATGATTATGATGTCATCATACAAGACCATCTTCCAAGAAATTGTAATATGGTTGCAAATTTTGTTAGTAATAATTCAGACTTTTTAATTAAAAATAGCATAATTAATCCAGAAATATATGATGGGAGTTGTGCTGGATGTGGTACAATCGGAATGACACTTGAGGTCAAGAACGATTATGTTGAAATTTGTGAAAAGTTAAAAGCTGGATATGCCAATGATGAATTGGTTGCGGTGAATGCGCTTGGAATGATTTTAGAAGAATTATCGTTAAAGCTAATCATTTTAAAACAAAACCTTCGTGTATATGAAGTACTATCACAAGATTTAATTAGCACGTATGGTGTGTTAGATGCGGGTATAATTAGAAAATATACCCACATGTGGTTCGGTTCTAAATTTGATTTGGAGAACATTAAATTAATGAGAGATAAAATAATAAGAGATTTCCCACAATACAAATCATTAATTGAGGCGTATGAATGTGAAGTATTAGAAAAATCAACGGCATAATGGTAGTAACAGGAGCATCAAGTAGTAGATTAAGTGAGTTGCGTAAATATACGATTACTACGGTATTTGCAAACCAGTATGTAACTGGTGGTAACTTTGCTGTGAATGGTGTGGATATTATCAACTCAACTCCCCCTGAAACCATTATTTATTATCTTGGGGGTATTAGATATGTGGATGTAACTACTGGTACTACTTCTGGAACAACATTTAGTTTTATTGCACAGGGAACATCAAGTGCTAATTTTATCAATACTCCAATATATAAAGACCCTAAGAAAGATAATATCATCAGTAACCCAAAAATTAATGATGATGTATTTATAATAAGACAAGAATTATCGGCATTTGAAAAAAATTATAGATTAGAATATATAAAAAATCTAAATGATTTAACAACATATGCATCAGGTAATTTCTTTAAAATAGTTAATAATTCATAAAATGGCAATAGGAACATATGGCATAACAAGACCAGCAGACGTTAGTATCAATGACATTGATATGTACATGAATTACGTACCAAATAGACAGACATTTAATAATGAAATTACGAATTTAAATGCTGAAGAAATATTGTCGTATTGCTATTTACCGATAGATGACCAAATCAGTGGGTATGAAAATTTATTGGAAGGTTTATATGACTTACGACTACCAGCATCAATATTTAATCAATTAGGTATATACACGATTTACATCAAGCCAAAAATCACTATAACAACAATAGTTGATTGTAGCGTGTTATCTGCCCTACCAACAGTTAAGGGAATCGTAATTGATTTAAATAGTGTACCTGAAAACATGAGACCGAACAACGCATTGCAAGGATATCGTATCGAATACATTAACAGTGACGGTACTAAATTAAGAAATGTTGTCAGATATGTGGTGACTTCGAATAAGGTTGTACCTGTTAGTGAGAATGTTGGAAATACAACACAAAAAGCTATACGATATCGTTTTGATGACGCAGGAACACTTTTATTTCTACAGGTAACACCAAGTAGCTCGTCAGACGTGAAACCAAACGCATTACCGTTTATCGGCAATGTTGGACAGTCGATATTAATATCAAACACATACTTTTCACCAATGGTGGTTGAAGTTGACTTGGTTCAGAATACAATAGATACTTTATCAGATATAGTTGCTGGCGAACAAATTAAAGACGTTCAAAACGGTATATTGACATACTTCGATAGAGAGAGAGTGATTACAAAACAATTTAATTTATTCGAAATCAAGGATGATGTTACTAACGTACCACTATACGAAGTCAAGGAAAAAAGGACAAATATCGATGAAACAGAGAACTTCGAAAACGTTGTAGGAGATATTCAATAATCATTATTATGATAAGATTAAAAAATCCCAATCTAATTTATTGGGATTTTTCTTTTTATCGTATTTATAGTAAAATATAAAGCTTGTGGCAAAGGTAAAAGTCGTAAATATTAATCTCGACCAGAATTTAAACGGAACTAATTTCAATAACACGGCATCTGAAACAATTTTTTCGTTTGGTCGTTTTAGTGTTACGACAAATTTTGATGGTAGAAATTATATAGACTACACCAACGAATTAAGTAGTTTTGTGCGTCCAGTTACATTGGAAACGATGGGTATTACAGACACACAATCGTCTTTTGTATACAACAAAACCACAAACGCAACACTGAATCTTGACAAATCAGATTTAAATACATTTATTAGATTTGGTTCTGCCTATGAATTTCTAAGGGTTTCGATTCAGAATATCATCATAACATATCCTGCAAGTCTATTTATGACTTCGCAGATTTCGAGAAATCCGAACATAACATATCGTTATTATGTATATGATGTAGTAACGGATACCAGTAGTTTTGAAATTCCATTAAACTGTCTTGTTAATAAATTTACATTAATTACCGATGACGGTAACGTGAGTGCACCAAACAATAACGAATTGAGAAATTTAAATCTGTCATACGAGAATTATATCGTATGGACATCGGAAGCACCTGAAAATAATTCTTCACAAATAATCGGCTTCACTGGAAGCAGTTCAGGTAGACCTTGGCTCACAGTTAAAACAAAAGGTAATCCGTTCTCAATGGTTCTTAGTGGCACTTCAGCACCTATTGACTTCCACATAAAACCAAACAATTATATTTTTGAAGAATACCGATTGATTCTGAATCAATACGAAAGATATATTCTTAGCCAAAGAGATGGGGTAAATGGTTTTAATTTCACAATTAAAGACCCAACACTACTTGAAGACGGTAATATCATATATTCTGACACCTCATTGTTATGGACAACGGCAG